CCGGCGTTTGTACTCGTCCAGCCTGGCGATCTGGTCCTGATATGCCTTGGTGGTCTTGTCGATCTGAGATTGCTTGGTGGCGAGCTTGTTCGCCAAATCGGACGAAAATCCGCCGGTTTCATCCATTTCTCTCTGGATGTTGTCATACTGCGTCTGCAGCAGCTCCAGCTTCTGCCGGGTGTTCTCAACCGCGGACTGCTGCCGCTGGTAGGCGGAGATGTCGTTGGCTGATTTTGACAGGCTTCGGTACTCGCTCTGGAACTGCTGCATGGCAGAGGATGCCTGCTTGAAGGTGCTGCTATACTGGCTGCCCATCTGGGCGTTCAGCTTGAACAGCATATCGTATTGTCGCTGTGACATGGGAGCACCTCCCGGTTATTGTTTGCGTATCTGTTTGAGCCGTTTTTTTCGCTCTAATTCACGTCGTTTGAACAGCTTGTTGCTGGCGTCGATCCATCGGCTGAACTCGGAAAGCGTCATACTGAGCCAATAGGGAACGGGGGTGTGCGCGTTCTCAGCCATCGTAAGGATCTGCTGCCGCAGCCAAATGCCCCCGTCGCCAACGCCAAGCCGGCGCGTCAGAAAAAACGCCTGGCAATGTTCGTGATCCTACCATAGTCCTTCACGGACATATTGCGGAAGATGTCATGCCCGATGACGCGCTTTTTGTCTGCGCCCCGCTCCGTGCAGGCCTTGGCGGCCATCCGGATCACGTATTCGCTGTCGATGTTGCGAACCAGCACAGGATGATTCTGGGCCATGAGCTCGCTTTCCACGTCCAGGCTGTCGCCGCCGGTGAGGCTGTCGAAGTCGAAGGTCAGCTTCTCATAGGTCTTGCCGTCATACAGGACAGGCTTTGAAAACGTGTGGGTGTAGACACCCTCGGGCTGTTCGTCCAGGAACGCGCCGTCGCTTCCGACGACCTGTTCCGCTTCGACGATTTCTTCTTCGGTGGGGTTCATGTTCTTTTCGTTGGTAGCCATGATGATTGCTCCTTTCTGATAGCAGGACACCCGGGACGGTTTCAGCCGCCCCGGGTGATCGTTTGTTGTTGTCCGACCTTAGGCGGATTACGCTCTGCCCAGCGCCTTGCGGACGGGCCGGGCGTAGTCCACGCCGTTGATCATGCACTTGTAGTTGAGCGGATCGATCTCGATCAGCTTCTTGCCCTCGGAAAAGGCCGCCCAGTAGCGAACGGAATGCTCGGTGGATCCGTCGGCAGGGCTGGCAGGCTTGAGGCTGCCGAACTTGAAGCTCTTGGGGATCACGCGCATGACGTGCTTGACAGATTCCACGCCGAGCGCAGCGGCGACGGGATCCTCGTACTGCTGCGCCACGCGAATGGTCAGGGTGTGGCTGCGGGGTTCCGCGAGCTGCATGGTGCGCTTGGTCGGCTGGCGGAAGTTGAAGCTGATGGTCATGGCGTCCACCATGGCCGTGATGACAGCCTCGACGTTGCCGCCGATGCCGGCGCCGCTGATGGTCTGGGTCAGGAAGTTGATGTCCGGCATGGCGGTCTCGGTGATGCCAAGAAAGGCGTCGTTGTCTTCGTACACCTCGTAGTTGATTACGGCTTCGTCAAACATGTTGCTTCCCTCCTTACTCGCTAAACGCGTCGGTCACGTAGTTGGCGTCGTACTCCAGAATGAAGTCGATCTCCTTCGCCGGACCGGCGGGGGTCAGGTAGATGTGGATTTTCACGATGCCCTGGATCAGATTCTCCATGGGATTCTCGTCTTCGGCGTACTCCGCTCTGCCGCCGAGCAGGAAATCGCGGCCGGTCAGGCCGCTCAGCCAGATGTTCAGCTCGTCGGTGATCGTGTCGATCAGACGCCGGTTCATCGGCTTGTCCAGCTTGCTCCAGAAGGTGCGGATGACGGTGTTGTTCACCCAAGCGAACATCCTGGAATGGGAGATGAAGTAGTCCTTGATGTCGGTGCTGATGCCCTTGACGGCGGTGTAGTTGCCCCAGGCAACCCAGCCGCCGAGGAAGTTCAGCGCAGTCACGATGCCGGCATCGTCCAGGGTGCACGCCTGCGCGTGGGTCAGCATGACCTCCGTGCCGCTGGCAAGGACCATGCCATCGCACTTGAGTTGCTTGTTGGACGGGGATTCCACAGGGCAGCCGTCGTTGTCGGTGTCCACCTGCGCCATGAGGCCGGCGAGGTGGGTGGAGAAGTGATAGGTCTTGCCGCCGAAGGTGAGCAGCGGCCAACAGACGACCTCGTACTTGTCGAGGAGGTTGTCGGTGCTCTTCTTGGTGATCGCCGCGCTGTAGCTCGTGGCGACGGAGGTGTCCAGGTCGATCAGGGCCTTGGCCTTGAACATACCGTTGATGGACGCCGCCTTGGTGGCCATGGCGGCCGCGACGGTGGCGTTCTGGCTGTAGCCGGGCGCCAGCAGCAGGTCCGGCGTCATGCCGAGGTTGGTGGCGCAGTACTCGATGGCCTCCAGGCCGGTCACGACGCCGGAGGCGGTGACGGCGGCGGTGTTGACCTTGTTGTAGGCCACATTCAGCTTGGTGGCAGAATAGGCCGAACCAGTGGACAGCAGCTCGATCCAGAGCTTGCCGTCGGCGTAGTAGGTCGTATAGGCGGTGTCCTTGACGTAGGCGTCGCCCTGACCACCCTGCGCCTTGACGACCAGCGCAGAGCTGTCGATGGCCTCGCCGGGCAGCTCGATCCGATGGGCGGTGACGTCCATATCGGCGGCAGCGACGGCAGTGGTCATGGTGCTGGGATCGAGCAAGTTGACGATGATGGCGGGCTTGCGGCCGTACAGCACGAAGTGGCTGTAGGCGAACTCGCAGAGCGTGAACTTGCTCCAATCGTCGGACCAGCCGAACTTGTCCACAAAGTCGGCGTAGCTCTCAACCAGCACGGGGATGCCGAGCGCGGCGGGATTCTCCGCAGCCTGCACCGGGGCGGTGCCGATCACGAACGGGATGCCGGAAACGGCCACGATCGGGCTGGAAAAGGTGGTGGCCTTTTCGCTCGTGTAAATTCCATGCTTCACAGGCATAAGGGTTTTCCTCCTTATCTCTGGCTTTTCGCCAGTTTTTCATAGGTTTTGAACAGCAGACTGTCCGGCTGCTTGACGCGAACCACGGCTTCGGGCAGGGCGTCGCCCTCCACGATCAGATCCGCGACCAGGGGCTGCTTCTCTACCGTCTTTGCAATAGAGGCCAGCGCCTCGGCTTTCGCCATCGGAAAAATCTGCCCTTTGGTGATCCCGCCGCGGATACTCGGGCCAAGATAGACGCAGAACGCATCCTTCTTTGCCTCCTGCCTGGCGGGCTGTTTCTTTACGGCCATGTGGTAACCTCCCTTCTGACCGCTCTGGAAATCCATGTGGTGGACATTTCCCCCACAAAGTACGGCGCGAGGTTATCCGGATAGATCATCGCGTCGACGCCGGCTTGGAGATCGAGCTGGAACTGCTGCCCGATGACAACCTGCCGCTCCAAAGCGATCTGCAGGCGGTCGATCAGGTTCAGCAGGTTCATCGCGCCCTCCTGCTCGTCCCGGCAGTAGACGGCAAACACGGAGCGCACAGCAGTCCGCATGGTCGGGAATTGATTCCCCGGCTCCTGGACGGTCTTGCTCGTAACGATCTGGTGAATGATGTACGGGGTCTTCTTCTTTGCGGAGGAGGAGTCCGGCAGGCGCATCTTGTACACCTCCGCCGCCCGATACTGCTGCTCTGTGTCCTGCTCCTGCAGGGCGACGGGCAGAATAATATCCTTTACGGCGTCCACGGTGAATGCCTGCAGATCATCCAGCAGTTTGTTGTGCGTCATATTGCCTTACCTCCAACCGTTCAGAATGGCGTCGACCTCGTGGGTCATCCGTTCGTCGAATTTGTCCATGGCGTCCTTCGACAGCTTATCCAGGACCTCGTCGTTCCCGATCATCTGCGGAAGGGAGTCGCCCATCAGCTCGCGCAGCTCGTCGCTGCCGGATCCGGTCATGCCGCCGGTACGCTCGAAGATGCCGGTATGCCCGCTGCCGAATGAGGCGACAAAAGCATTTTTGAACTGCGTCGGCGACGTGCTTTTGAGCTGGTGGCCTCTGGCCGAAACGCCGGGGTGCACCCTGCGCCAGTTGCCCTGGATCATGATGTTCACGTATTCGGACGAGTTGAATGTGGGCGCGCCGGGCGCAGATCCGTCGAACCGGTACAGCGGGATCTTCGCGCCGCGGAAATGGATATTTGCCTGTACGCCCGCTCCGGCGGCATAGGTGTACTGGATTTTGATGTTGTCGTCACGCTTGCCGGAGTCGGCGCGGATGGTTCCCGATCCTATGGCGTACCGCTCCCGTGCCCGGCGTCCGCTTTGGGTGCGTACGTGCTCTGCCGTGCGCTTCATGGCGCTTTTCAGCGCCTTGTCCACGGCTCCGGGGAACCCTGCCAGCAGCAGCTCCGCCCGGGAAAGACTTTGCTTCCCGACTTCCTCGAAAGTGATCCTCATTCGTCAATCGCCTCCAGCTCCAGGCGGATCATGCCGACGGTGTTCTGCGACAGAGCAATGTAGTACCGCCGGAAGAACAAGCCGCCCTCTCTGGTGTTGACTTCGATGATGCATCCCTTTTCCGGCTGGATGCCGCCGATATCGGACAGCGCAACGTGCATGACGTCGGTGACGACATACAAGCCCTGGTCATGGTTGCTGACGCTCTGCTTGCGGGCGCTCTGTTTCAGGCCGTTGAGCACAACGGGAATGTCAGCATAGGTCTTCCCGTCATATCGGACCGTCCGATGCTCGGCAAATTCAGCCGTATTCAGGAATACGTCGTGAATGTCTGCGGCAACCATATCCCGGAAGCTCATACGGTCGGCACCTCCACATCCAGAACGGGAGGCATCTCGCCGTCCTCTATTGCGTCCTCGTCCGCTTCTACGTCGGGATCCGGGAGAAGCTCGCCCTCCTTTGCAGCAAGGTGGGCGTTCAGCGCAGAAGCCATTTCGGCTTTGGTCATTCCAACCTTGTACGGCAGGCCGTTCTGCTTCATCAGGTCGCGGAGCGCAGCCGCCTTCATGGAGGCGCTGATACTGCCGCTCTCATCCGCCTGCTGGGCCTGTGTCGGCTCGTCTTCTACGGGCATGTTGTCGCATGCTTCGACGGCAGGCGAGGCGGGAGTGCCCGCCTCGGCCCGCGTCGGAGGCAAATCCTCGGCAGGTGCGGCATCACCTGCGGCAATCAGGCGAAGCGCTTCCTCTTCGGGAACGTCCACGGTTTCGCCGCGGACCGCGAGCCGGATTGCGGAATCGGTTTTATAGCCGTACCCGCCGGTTTTGACAATGATCTTCATCGGTTATGCTCCTTTCTTGGTGTCCGATCAGGTCACGGCATTCGCCGCGAAGATGTACGGGCAGTAGTTCTTGGGCGCGGCCAGCGGACGGGTCGCAAGACGGAGCTTGCGGACGTCGTTCGGCTGATCGAGCATGAACTTGGGGATGCGGGTGCCGACGTGGGTGGCGAAGTCGGTGGAGCCGTAGTCGATCTGGGTGATCTGGCCATACATCAGATGGCCGCAGCCGGGAGCGGTGACCAGGGCAGCCTTCGCAGGGAAGTACTTCTGGACAACGTTGCTGGAGTCGGTGTACTCCTCGTCCACGGAGAACAGGTTGAGACGGTGGCCTTTGAAGTTCATCCAGCCGAGGTAGACGACGCCGTCATACTGGGTGAGCTGCTGGTTGATGGCGCCGAAGGCGATGCCGCTGTTCTTGTCCAGCAGATCGCGGACGCTCTGGATCGCCAGCACGGCGTCGGCCACGTCGGAGCCGAGAATCAGATCCACAGCGGGCAGGCCGCGGCGGGTCAGCATACGGCACATGTTGGAGACGCCGGAAACGAAATTCGCCTCGGTGGTCCAGTAGTTCGTGCTGACGTTGTAGGTGTGGTCGGAGCTACCGTCATAGAAGCTCACAACCTGAACCTCGCCCTGGGTTTCGTCGTCGATGTACGTCTGCATGGTGCAGGCGTTGTTCTGCAGAACCTGGGCGCACATCCATTCTTCGCGGCGGACGATGCGCAGGTTCATGTCGGTCATGTCGTCGCGCAGCAGACGGGCGGCGCGCTCGGCCTGGGTGGAGTTGGCGTAGATCGCCTCGCCGAAACCGCGCTTGCGAAGATCGTCGATCGTCAGCAGGCGGGACGGAGCGATGTAGGCCGGCTGGTACTCGTGGATCTCGTAGCCCCGGCGCTCCATCGGGATGTCGCCGGCACGCTGAGATACAAACGCAGCCATCTTCCGGTCGCCCTTGCGGTACTCGGTGAGCACCTTGTCTGAGGCAAAGATGTCACCTTCGCCGGTGGGGAAATAGCGATCCTTGAAGAAGGTCTGCGTGGGGACGATCTCCTCGGTGATGGCCTGGAGAACGTAGGTGTCAAAGAAATTCAGAAAATCCATGTGAATCCCTCCTTAGTTGGCGTCGGATGCGGCCTTGAAGATGATGCCGAGCTCGCGCAGCCGATCCTTGTCGGCGTCCGACAGCGTGTAGCCGCTGGCGACCGCGCACTTGTCGGGATCGAAGCAGCCGGCGATGTAGATGGGCGCGGTGACGTCGGCGGCGGTGCCGACCTCGGTGTCGTCGCACAGGATCGCGTAGGCGTTGCCGCCGCCGGTGGTGTACTTGATGGCGATGGCCGCGGCGTTGGCCGGGGCCGTGTCAAAGGTGATGGTGCCGAGGGTGCTGTTGTAGGTGTAGGCGGTGACTGCGGTGCCTCCCACCTTCACCTCGGTCAGCGCGGCGGGCACAACGCCGCCGTCCACCAGGTCGAAAACGGTCTTGCTGCCGTTGCCAGTGCCGGAGAAGGTGCCGGTGGTGTCGATGTCGCTGCCGAGCACGATCAGCTTGCCTGCGGCGTTTTTGGCGAGGATGGTGCCGCGAGCCAGAGTTGCCTTTTCAGCCAGCGCGGCAATGGTGCCGGCGCCGACGATGGCAGGGGGTTCAAGGCCCGTAATCAGGCCGTCGTACTCCATCTCGCCGAGTTTCTTGCTCAGATACATGTCTTAGCCCTCCTTCTTGTTCTTCTTGAAGAGGCCGTGGACCAGGCCGCGTGCCTTCTCCAGTTTCGCTTCGGGAGACGCATCCTTGTCGGGATCCTCGTCTTCCTCGCCCGGAGCCGCTGGCACACCGCCCGCTCCGGATTCCTCACCGTCCGCCTTCGCGTCCGCGAGGAACTTGCTGCCGGCTTTCGCCGCTTTCTTCGCCGCCATCAGCGTCATTTCCGCTGCGGTGCAGGGCTTCTCGCCGTACTTTGCCTCCTTGACGATGGCAGGGTCAAACAGGGACGCCACCTCGTCGATGTCGGCCATACGGTCACGCTCTGCCTGAACGGCGGCGTTGACTGCTTCGGTCGTGTCGACGGCAGCTCTGGCCTCGGCCTCGACCTGGGCATACAGGTCCGGGTACTTTTCCCGGAACTCTTCAATGGTCATAGAGTGTTCCTCCTCTTCACTGCCGGTGACCACCGGCGTAGTTTTATTTGTCTCAACAGCGGCCGAGGCCTCTGGTGTGACTGTGGGGATGTCTTCGGGTGCCACCATACCCGGCGCAAGGTGCATCTTCCGTCCGCGCACGAACAGGCTCCTGCCGTCCGCGCTCGCCGCGATGTTCAGCGGCTCGGCGTCATCCAGCAGCTCGTCGGCAAAGCCCTTTTCCTTTGCCTCGCGGCCCGTCATATGGGTGGTGTCCGCCATCATGTGGGAGATCACCGTGGAGGACAGGCCGGTTTTGTGCTGGTAAATCTCGCTCTGAGCTCTGTCCCAGGCGTCGTTCTGTGCTGCCGCCTCTCGCATTTCGTCAGCGTTGTAGCCGCCGAACAGGAACGTCCAGCATTTGTGGATCATGATCAGGCTGGACGGATTCACGCGCACGGTGTCGCAGGCGCACATGATCAGGCTGCCGCCGCTCATGGCGACGCCGTCCACAATGCAGGTGATGGACATGCCGTTTCTGGAAAGCTCGCGCAGGCGGTTGTGAATGGTGATGCTCACGCCAGCGTCGCCGCCGTAGGAGTTCATGCGGATCGTCAGAGCTTTGCAGTGAGCAACCTCGTTCAGATCCTGCAGGAATTCGTCCAGCAGGATGAATGTCCCTTCTATCGGTTTTCCTGTCCACCAGTCCACGGGCTGCTGCTCGTAGATGTCGCCGTACATCTGCAGCTCGGCGTTCTGGCCGTCCACGCTTGCAAGGGCATATACAGCCTTGCGAATGTTGACCGCTTTCGGTTTACTCATCGTCGTTGTCCTCCTGTCCCGGCGCCGATGCGCCTGCCGCGGGAACTGTCAGTCCCGTCGGGCACCCGGCTGCCGTTTTCTTTTCGTTCTCATGGGCAAGCTGTTCGATGTTGTCCTCCCAGTCGCCGCCGCCCATCTCACGGGTGATCTGCTCGTTGGTCTTGATGCCGTGCGAGATCTGCAGGATCGCGGCTTCCGCTTCCTTCTTCGGATCAAGCTGGCTCTGCACCGGTCCGATCCACTGTGCGCCGCACCAGGCGTCGCGGATCAGAGGATCGTCGAAGAAACCCGGCGCCCGGATGCGTCCAAGTGCGACGGCTTCTGCCAGCCAGATTTCATAGATCGGCTGGCACAGATCATCGACGAACCAGGCCCGACGCATTTTCATGGCTTCCCATGCCTCGAGCAAAGCGCCGCGGGCGGCGGAATAGCTTTCGTCGAACTTTTTGAGAAGCACATCCGCCGGCAGCTCCAGCGCAGCACCGACCTGCCGGCACATGGCGTCGAAGAACTTCTCGAAACCCGCGCTGGGTACATTCGGATTGCCGAACACGACCTTCTCGCCCTTTTTCAGGTGGAAGACGTTGCCGGGCCCCATCTCATACTCGTGGTCATCGTCGGAAATCGTGCCGGTGGCTTCGTCGCCGGGACCGCCTTCGCCGGAACCGATTTCGTCAAACGGCATTTCCGTCGGATTTGACTCCGATTCGATCCAGGCGGTGAAGAACGTCTGAATCAGTGCGGCCCACAGTTCGCTCTCTGTGTAGCGCCGCAGCTGCAGCAGCGGTTCAATGACCTGCGCCAGGTACGGGACGCCACGGTACTGGTCCGGGCGCTCGGAATCCATGACATGCAGTACATTCGGCAGGCCGGTCCGTGCGCCGAACGCGCGTACGCGCATCCAATCGTCTTTCTCCGCGATCATTTCCCTCGGAAAATGCTTGCAGATGTGATACGCAACCACGCGCCCGCTGCCGTCAACCTCTACGCCGTCGTAAATGTTGTGGCCGGCGCCCTGCTCTCCTTCCGGGATCGTCCCGGTGGTAATGCCGCCGGAGATCGCGCCGCCGCGATACTTGGCGGGTGTGCACACGCGATCTGCTTCGATCACATGCAGCCGCAGGCTGTACGGATTGAGCTCCGTCGGCGTGGCACGCTTGATCAGTACGACGCAGTCACCGCTCAGCAGCCAGGATTTGAGCGCCAGCTGCTGCAGCGCAGCGAAGTTGTTGAGGGCAAGCGCGTCGCAGTTCTGGCGGCGCTTTGCCCACATGAAAAACTCGGCCTCGGTCTTTTGCTGCCATGCCCGCGCCTGCTCCGGCGTGAGTCCCAGTACGTCGCGGTCGATCACGGATTTCAGCGTCAGCCCGACGCCGACAACCTTCGTGCGATTCGTGTTGATCGCTGACGTGGCCACCGGCGAGGCCATGTAGAGCATCCTGGACCGCTGTCGCAGGGTGCTGTTATTGCGGTCTATATCTTCACGCGGCGAACCGCTCGCAGCGGCAAAGCCCTTGAGTGCGCGTCGCACGAGACTGGCGCCCGCGTCGCTGTACCCGCTGGCTTTCGGCTTGAAGCTCTTTCCCATGGGCGATTCCTCCCTTGTTCTCAATAAAAGGCGGCACGGGGATGAAAGGAGCAAACCTTCCCCGTGCCGTCGGCAAAGCCCTTCCGGGCTAATACCCTTTACTTGCAACTACTCTCAAATACTTTCGAGTAGCTTACCAATCCCGCGGAACGATGCCGACAGCCTTTCTCCGGCCGCCGCCGTCCAGCAAGCTCTGCAGCTCGTCGATCATTTCCTCCGCCTTTTCGATTCGCGCCTCAAGGTCCGGGAGGTCAAAACGGGTGAGCTGTCTGTCGTCGATCATGTAGGACTTGACGCCGCCCTCGATCAGAGCGATATAGGCCGGCATCAGCTTGTCGTACACGCTCTGCCAATAAGCAAGGCGCTGTTTGATAACGGTTTTTGATTTCATATCATCTCACCTACCAATCGTCATACGATTTTTCCCGGCGCTTTTTCGGCTGCTTCGCCGGGGCTGGGCTGCTCGTCTGTGCCGGTGCCTGGCCCCGCATTGCCTTGATGCGGCGGTCGATTGCGTCCAGGTCCTTCGGCAGCGCTTTGAATGCGGCCAGAGCATAATCCCTGCAGTCGAGCGGCTCATTTCTTTCATGTCCCGGAATTGGCTTCCACTGCCACGGGTGCTTTTTGTTTGGGTCGTAGACCAACGTTTCCGACAGCAGCCCGTTGAAGTAGGCCGGTCCGTAATCATCCCGCCGCGGGAAATGGCAGTAATGCGGTCCGGGCGTCTCGACTTTCAGGTTGTCCATGATGATCTGCTTTCCGGAATCGACCCCGAGCTGGTATTGCCAGCAGGAACCGATGTACGCCCCGTCCGGAGACAGGATCTTCACCTTTTTCGGCGGGGAGATATACGGTCGATCCCCGCCGTACATACCCTTGATCGCAAATACCTTCCGGGACAGGCGCCTGTCGCACCGCTGGCGGACCTGCATGGTGAAGTGACCGCCCTCATCCACAAAGGACATGGAGACGCGCAGCTTTACGCCGTCGGAAAAGGACATACGCCGGTTGAAAACAATCTCGTCGAGCTGTTCCCACACAGAGTCATCGTCCGGCCTGCCGTGGATGATGCCCTTCTCAAGGCCCCACGACTCCCCGAAATGGCCGTGGCCGACGATCTCATATTCCATGCGGTTGTCCTGGGTATCGACGCCGGCCGTCAGAACGAGGACGCCGTCGGGCAGCTCGGCACCGTATTCCTCGCGCCGGGCGAGCATGGAATCCTCGTCTGCAATGTCGCCCCGGTCTTCCCAGAGTTCGCCGAAGCGCGTGTTGTACACGACCTGCAGGCGCTTGGAATCCCCGAGCGCATACTGATATTTCAGGATCGACGATTCCCACGTTGCCCAGGGGCTCACGAAGCTGTTGAGCCAGAAGGAACGGACACCTTGCTTGTAGGCGTCCGGGTTTTCCGCGATCCATTTTGCTGGCTGCCGCTTCATCGTGCGCTCGGTCGATATGCAGCCGCAGCCGGGACAGACATAGTAGATGTCGGTGATGGTGTATTGTTTCTTCTTCTGCACGATGTGCTCGTGCGCGGTATAGCGAATGTCTGAAAAATGAATATCGTGAAAGCCGCCGCACTCCGGACACTGGACGCACCAGCGCTCCATGGTGCCCTCTGCGAAGGCTTCTGCTATCTTGCTTGCATTTTTGACCGTCGGCGTCGAGACGCGCACGTTCTTCGAATTGTGGAACGTGATCTGTCTGGCTGTGGCCAGTTCCCAGGGATCGCCCTCATTTCCGGCCGAGGGCTGCCAGCGGTCCTGTTCGTCGCCGATGACGTATCTGCAGGGCGTGGATGCCAGATCCGCCGCAACGTGCGTACCGACCATGAACAGCATGCCGCCCGGGAAGGTCTTCGTCAGCGCGGTGTTGCCGCTGTCCCTGCTTTTTTCTTTTGCGACCCTGCTCCGGAGGACGCCGGTGTTGCGGATCATCGGATTGACGCGGACGCGGGAGAATTTCTTGGCGTCGTCCAGATCCGGGTGGATGTACAGGATGTTGCCGGGATCCTGATGGATGATATAGCCGATGCAATTCAGCTCGAATTCTGATTTACCGACCTGGGACGATGCGACCATCACGATGCTGCGCACCTTCGGATCGCTGAATGCGTCCATCGGCTCCTTGAGATACGGGGTTCTCGACGTCCTCCACGGGCCGGGCTCTGAGGAACTGAGCGGCAGCCAGCGGTATTTGTCCGCCCACTCAGAAACGGTCAGGTCCTCCGGAGGGCGCATGCCTTTCAACGCCCGGGCGATGGCCCTGTTGAGCTTGGCGGCGGCTTTCTTACTCGTCATAGATGTCACCGCTGTCTGCCTTCTGCCAGTTCATGCGGTCTCGTACCCGCTCCTCATATTTCTTGGGATCATACTCGTACCGTGACAGCGTCTCCATAAGAGCAGAAATCTCTTTTCGTATGATCGACTCTGCTTCGGCTGAGGATTCGGCGTTGAATGTATCGTCGGCAAGGCGTCCCGGCAGCGCAAGGAGCATGCCGCGGATCGTGTAGATCAGATCCTCCGTCATTGCTGCGACGTCCTCAGAGCGGTGCATTTTACCGTCGAGCTCCGCGGCCTCCATCTTTGCGATGGCAGCCTTCGACACCTTGATGGATGTATCGGCGTTCCTCCGCGCCTTCTCAAATTTTTTGTCGTCTTCATCCAGAGAACCGCGATCCAGGAACGCGCAGTACCGCTGAACGCAGTCGCACAGATTGAACTTGCCCTGGCTGATCTTGTCGATCTGGCCGTCCTCGGCCAACTGGCGGATCCTGCGCCCTGTCACGCCCAGCACGCAGGCGAGCTCGGTCGTGCTGACCTCGGTTTCCGGTGTGATTTTGTTGGTGTTCATGGCTCGAATTGCTCCTTTCAAACCATACTCAGCCGACCGCTATTGAAAAAACCTCCTGTTCTGCCCGAAAACAGGAGGTTTTTCGCGTAAAAACGGAACGGAAACGGCTGATTTTTCCCCTACTAACTATTCTTTTTTCGGGGTCGCCGAACC